TAGCCTGAAGAACTTGTTATTGCGTCTACTCCTGCTAATTGAAGTGCAGGGGCTTCTACTCCATTTAAAAAATATGCGAGGCTGCTACCGTCACCATTATAAGGATGACCTGCTGTTTTACTAGCTACTGTTACTGTAAAGACTGTAGGGCTAGAAGAACTACCATAACTGTGTGCTAATCCTTTAGCTGAAACAAGTCCTGCGCCTTCTATGTCTTTAGCTTGAGCATCTAAATCACCGCCTAGCTGTGGAGTAGTATCTTCTATAATATTTGCAAGAGCAGAAGAGGTTGCAAGACCACTAACTATAGTGCTTCTTGAAATTTTCTTTAAACCGCCACCTGATGCATCTAGTGCTAAAAATAAATCACCACTAGCTACTGTGGTTATTTCTCCTAAAGAACCTACATCTACTGAATTAAAATTTGTACCGTCTGCTATAAGTAAATTACCGGCGGTATTTGTAGCCATAATAATATCATCACCAGATACTGTAAGATCGCCAGTTACTACTAAAGCACCTGCAATAGTTACATCGTCTGAAAGTTTATCTCCTGTAACAGCATTGTCAGCTATATCTGCTGTAGCTATTGTTCCGTTAGCAATCATTGAGCTTACAATTACACCTGATCCTATAACAAAATCTAAAGTGTTATCATTGTCATCATAAGTAACTGCAATGCCTGTTTCAGTATTACTACCAACCATTGCTCCTACAGTATCTGCAATAGTCTCTGCTAGTGATGTTCCATTTATTGTTAAAGCATCTGCTTCTACTGTTCCATCAAAATAAGCATTTTTAAATTGTAATGAACTTGTTCCTAAATCAATATCATTATTTGTTACAGGAACTATAGCACCATCTTGAACTCGTATTTGTTCTACTGACGCAGAAGCTACTTGTACAAAAAAACCCCATCGGTTATTTGAACTATCAACTACAATTTTATTAAGAAAATCTTGATCACCTATTTGAGAAATATTGCCGCCTTCACCGGCAGTTCCATCATGTTGGTGTCCTGTAGTGCCACTAGAAGCGTAACTAAAAGAGGTAAGTAGTTGATTATACTCATCATTAAAAAGTGCGGCTGTAATAGTGTCGCCGTCAGTAAGTGTACTTTGTCTTGTATAAGCTGTACCCATTTTAAATTATCTCCTGCCTGACGGTACATAATCAACATATAGACCGTTAATTGCGAATGGTGGGTTTGAATCTTCTGTACTAAATCTAAAGTTTGTAACGTGTCCACTGCCTTCAATAGCTTGTCTAAACATAGGATCTTTAGAAGTTCCAAAAACTGCTGATCCAAAAGTAGAGTTTGCTGATCCAAATACAGAAGGAATTGGAATTCCTGTTAGTGTATATTCTGAAGGCTGCGGTATATTAATATCTTCGTAATCGTATCTAACTCTTAATTTAGGAAGAATTTCTCCTTCAGGAGATATAGATACTTTTACATAGTACATAGTTTTTCTAGTACCAATATCTCCAAAATCGTAATTAGGTGTAACGTATTTAGCAATAACATTAAATGCACTTGTACCGCTTCTAAAAGTATTTCCTGTGTCATGGTTATACACAAATCCGTTATTGTCACCATGAAATTGTTTTTCTACTCCGTTAAAATTTAACTGTGAAGTAAAACCCGAAGCCTGTATTCCTTGTGTTTCTGACCATTCAAATCCGTTTGAAGTTAGTGTTCCTATTATTCCTCTTGAAGATTGAGTAGTTGCTGAAGTTGTAGAATAAAATAATCTATACTGTGACTTACTTCTTAATACAGCACTTGTTAGTGTAAAATTAGTAATAGAATTAGCTAAGTCTTTAATAATAGCTTGTATTTGCCGACTAACTGATCCTAACTCAACGTCACCAATTCGTGCTGTACCTGCCACTGAACGAATACCATCAGGGCTAAGAAATACTAGATCACCTCCTATTTCTTGAATTGTATGTGAATTAAGGCAACCTACGTTCTTAGTAACAGGAACGACAGCAACGCTACTAGAGTCATTAATATTAATTAATTTAAATATACTGTTCTTACAGAATATAATGAGATCAGTACGAAAACTTTTAAGACCGACTACTTGATCATCTAAAAGTATACTACCTGAACCAGTACCTGAAAAATTATCTATGTCACTTGTTGCACTATAAAAAATAGTATTTTTTGCTGTTGAAGCTCCTGCAACTACAAGATGTTTGTCATGCACCGCGCCTACTGTTGGTGCTGTTAATCCACTTACTGTAATTTCTGAAGCAAAAAAAGTACGAGTATTTAAATCTCCTGATCCTGTCATTTTAAAAAGAAAAGGTTTATTTATTCCATCACATATAATTACTTCGCCGTATTCTGTATTACCTTCAAAAAGAGAAAAAGTGCTTTGAAGCTGATTAGTTCTAGCCTCTAAACTACGTCCTGTAAATGTGCTATGATTGTCTCCTGAACTAGCTACACTTGCTCTATTTATTTGAAGCCAAGTATCTTCACCATCTATGCTGAAGAATATACCATCACCCGAACAAACAATAACGCCGTCTGCATATACAAATAAACCTAATATGCGATTACTACCATTAGGTTGAGTGTCTCCTAAATTGCTATAACCATTTACTCGCCTATAACCGCCATCTGCATCCACTTCAAAATTAAGAAGTTCTGTTGCTAGTCCGGGTTGAGCAAGCATCTCCAGTTGATTTAAATTAGTATTTAAACCACCTCGACAAGAAATACCAAACGGTTGCGATAGAGCCATTAAACCATCCTTACCCTATCATCTTTAAAGTACATAGGTGTTGGTTCAAGAAGATTAGAACGCATACTGCGAATTCCTTTTTTATAATCGTCAAGTGCAAATGCTGCTGCTTGAGGATTATCTTTAAACTGCCAAATATAATATCTAGCTCTTGCTAACAAAACTGTTGTATACATTTCAGGGAAAACTACAGTATCGCCGTGTGCAGATAAAGTAGCAGGTAATGCCCAAGCAAAAAACCAAACTTTATAAACTTTATTTGGTATTGGACTTAATCCAAACTTACGACTATCAGGGCTTCTGATAACTCTAGCAGGTTCTCCATGCTGTTGAGCATCAGCATCGTCAAGATTTTCACTCAAACGATAATAATCTTTCCACTCTTCTGTAGTAGTGTATCTTAAATTTCTGCTTACATAAGGAGGAGATTCTCCTGATACACCTACTGTAGTAACATAAAAGTTATCCCAATCTATAGAGTTATAATCTGTAGTTATACTAGAACTTGCAGGTTTTAATTCATACCACCTTGTTCCTGCTACAGTGTCTATTGATACATTCCCATACATTGGATCTGTTGCACCGCTTTCAGCTACAGCAAGATAAGGCCATTGTGGTTCCTCATTTACTATATCGTAATAAGCTCTATTTAGAGAATCTTTAACGTGTTGTTGTACTCCTACTGCATTAGCAAAGGTTGTAGAAGTAAGCGTAACTTCATTAAGCTCACGAAGTAACTCATTAGTTAAATCTAAATATGTTGTAGCCATTAGTTATGCCTTTTATTTCATTGTATTTTGAGGAGCTTTAGTACCACAATGTTTTTCCATATCTTGAATAGAAGCATAACCACCTTTATTATATTGCATCATGCCACCACCCATCATTCGGTTGTACCCGCCACCACCATACATCTTTTTTTCTTTTTTCTTTTTAGTCATTCCGTACATTTTTGCCTCCAAAGATTTTATCGTAGTTTTTATCGTAGTTCTTTTTATTTTCTGGCTTGTACCAACTACCTGTATCTCCTAAAATTTTACCGCGCTTTTTAGAATTAATCATTACTGGTTGTTTATCACTACCTAATTGAGGCATATTTTCTCCTTTAAAGATCGGGGGAGTATTTCATCCCCCTTTCTCTCTAACTACTAGTCGATGCCGTAGAAGGCAGAGACAAGTGCTTCAGGACGCAATACTTTAGACCCATAAACATGGAGTCCTCGTACAATGTCACCAAAGCTATCTGGGTCACGAATGACTTCAGTGCTAGTGATGGCTTGAGCCGTAGCAGCCGCTGACATATGACCGGCAATAACTTTACCGGCAGCATTAGTAGCCGCAGCAATGTTGTTGGTCTTATACATATCAAAGCCACGCAACTTACCAGTAGATACTAGACCGTTACGGATTGAACCTTGACCTGCATTATAGTCAACAGAAAGCAACTTAGAAGAACTCTGGACGAGAACCTCGTAGAATGCGGGATCTGCCAAGAACCAACGACCTTCTTCTGGTACATTTTGCTCATCAAGAAGACGAGCCATGTGAGAAAGAACATCAATTGGATCATGCTCATTACTACCAAAGCCGATGTCAAGATTACCAGTACCGTCAAAAGTACCGGCAGCTAAATCAGTAGCGTTATCCGAACCAAGAATATGGTTAGGTGAAGCTGCTGAAACACCTGCAAAAAGTGTGGCAATAATTCCTTCATCATAAGCATCGCGCAAAGAATAAGCTGCTGAAGAAGATGCTACTTCTTTAAAGTTAACGTGCGACATTGCAGTTTCAATATCATCTACGATGAATTTGAATGCGTTAGCCGTGTCAACTACAAGAGTAGTTTCTTGGTCAGTTAGCTTAGTTTGAGTAATATCAGCACCACGCTCATACTGATATACTGTGATTACTGGCTCTTTGATGATCTTTACAGAATCACCGAAAGCAGAAATCTCACCGGCATAATCAGTATTAGTGATTGCTTCAGCTACAGAAGCCTTGCGGAAAAAGTTAAGAACCTTCTTGGAAAATACTGAAGGCATGAAAAACGAGTTATTTTGACCGGCGACAGAATTAGCAAAGTTACCATTAGTATCTGTACTCTGTTCAAAAAACTGATCTGATGCATTATAAGCCATGTTATGTTACTCCTAAAAAAGACATTAAGTTATTTATCGAACCCTTCCTTCCATGACAGCCAAGTCAATTTCTTCTTCGTACTTGTCAAAATCCTTCATAGAAAGGTTAGCGATTTCCCTTTGTGTCCAGATTTTAGCTTCGTTAGTATTTACATTTGTAGTTTTTGTAGATACAAAGTCTGCTGCATTTTCTCTGGACTTTGGCGACTTAGACTTTTTAGTTTTAGAAATACCAGTTTCCATTTTATAAAGATCAATAGCTTTGATAGCTAGTCCAACATTATTTGGGTTATTGTAAATCCAATCCTGAATTGCTTCAGGTTGATTTCCTGCCCATTCGTGAAACTTATCATCGCCCCTAATATCTTCAAAATCGGGGTGCTTATCGTGTAGGGCTGTTTCAGCTTCTCTACGTGATATACGCGCCTCTCTTTCTTCAATAGCAGAAAGCTTTGCTTGTAGTCCTTGCACTTGCTGTTGACTTTGCATATGTGCAACTGATTCTACAGTTTCATATAAATCGGGATGTTCAGTTCTAAACTGTTCAAGTTCTTCAACACTTTTAGGAGGAGCATATTCTGGTACTTGCGCTCTTGCTAAAGCCTGAAGTTCTTGTTCTTTTTGTTTAAAACTAGCAATCTTTTCATCATAATGTTTTTTTAGATCATCGTATCGCTTTTTATAATTTGTTCTTTTTTGAGTTGACTGTTCTTCAGGGGCCGTTTCTTCACGGGTAGCCTGTTTAGTAGGTCTTTCAAAATACATTCCATCCGCTGTTTCAGGGTTAGAGTCTATCGGCGTATGCCATTCTTTCCTAGAGTTATACGGATTTGGTGTTGGTTCTTCTAAAGTTTCAGTTGTCATTGTCGCTCTCCTTCTGGGGCTTAAAAGTCTTTCAAGGTGGCTAAAGTGTTCGCGTTTACACTCTAGGGTCTTGATACTTTAAGGTGGCCTTTAGGTTATTAGTTGTGTAATAGAGGGTTCCTAAGAAGTAGCTCTATCCTAAGTTACTATATACACTGGGAGTACGGTTAGCTTTAATCATTTGTCGCTTGATTTCTTCTTCCGTATTCTGCATACTGTCCATATAAGTTTTTTCAGTATCCATAGGGTCATTAGTCAACCCACCAAATGCTTTTCTCATCATACCGCCATCATAAGCACGTTCAGCATC